CTGTACCAAGACAAATGTGAAAGCCTACAGCAAAATAACGTATACTGATTTAGGCTATGCCAACGACACTGCATTCGACACTTTCCTGGACAGCCTGATCTTACTCGCGCAAGGCATCATCGAGGACTACTGCAACGTTCCAAATGGCTTCTTTGAGACAGGCGGAGTTGCCTTCACAAACGAGCTTCATGATTATCATTATCCATGGATCGACCTTCGCTATTACCCCGTGCTCTCAACTTCAAAAGTCGAGTACAACGACCAAGGCTTCGGCATAACACCAAACTGGATAACAATCGCAGTCCCCGACTACATCCTCAACACTTACACTGGACAACTGATGCTTGTCAACAAGATCCCAGCTATATCTCCTCTGAGCGTACGAGTAAGCTACACAGCTGGCTACAGCACAACTCCTGACGTCGTCGAACACGTCTGCATCCAGCTTTGCTGCAACCTGCTTCATGAGATATTGCAGAGAAAAATCAATCCGCAGGTTCAGGTCAATGAGATGGCCTTCAAACTCATCGTCCCTACAGCTCTCAACTCAGAACTAAGAGCGATTCTTGAATCCTATCGCAGAAAGAATGTTGCAGTCGGATAAGCCTTTGAGCATACAAATAGAAGTCCAACAGCGCGGACTCGAACTCAAGCTCTTTCCTACCGCAGTTCATGAGAGACTCCTGCCCAAAATCGTCAAGTCCGCTGCAGAATATGGTTATGCCACGATGATTTCCAGGGTTCCAGTAAGAAGCGGGCGACTAATGGGAAGCATCGAGAAACACATTCAAGGCTTACATGGATCGGTTGGGCCGACAGCGCCTTATGCGATGTACGTGGAATATGGCACGGCACCGCACATCATTCAGCCCATCTTCTCACGAGTCCTGGCTTTCGAAGTTGAAGGCCGAATGATCTTCACATCCATTGTAAGACACCCAGGAACAAAGCCTCAACCATTCGTTCGCAAGACAGCCGAAGACGTGAGAGAGAAAATCCCCGAGTTATGGAAGGACCTGTTCGATGAAGAAGTGTCTCAATGACCAAATACTACGATGCATACAAGGCAGTGTTTGACCAAGTCAAGACCAATCTTGAAGCGATTTCAAGCCTGAAGAACGTGGTTCTTGGAGAACAGTTCAAACTCACAATAGTGCCCATGGCAGTCATCAATCCCGAGCCCACCGACATCAGTCAAGCAACCTTCGGCAGCATGCTTGAGAACAAAATCGGATTCAGCGTTGTGTTGATGGCTCGAGAAACCGAGCCCTCTAACTGGTTCACAGACATCGTGTCAATCATGGGCGATGTCGTCGACAAAATCCTCAGCGACCGAACGCTCAACAGCACAGTCAAAGATGTGTTGCCGACTTTCTTTAGTCCTGGCGAGATCCGAACGCAGGGCAAACTCTACTACGGCGGTGTCGTCCGGTTTGAGGCCTTATTGTTGTTCACGCCCTAGGTGGTCACTTGCTTCGGGAGTTGAAACTGCACTTCTTCAAGAAGCTCATCAACCCCTTCATGATGTTGCTTGATAGGCTGCTGCCTGAGACCGAGCCCCTTTATCCACAAACAAGAATGCTAGAACACGTTTGCAGCCAGTTCTTCCATGTGTTCAAGCTTCAAGTCTACGAAGGCATGTACGACAACGTGCCCTATGAAACCTTGAAAGGACTCAAGGACCGTAACTTTCAGCATTTCCTTTCCGCCTCTCGCAAAATCCTTCTATTTATCGGAGAAAATGACAGGTATTATCGTGCATGGATCGGCTTAGCCTTCATCCTTGCACATGCTGAGTATGATAGGGCTCTTGCAGAGTTGACGCGAGAGGAATTCATCAGGAGCCACTTGGAGCAGTGGGAGATCACTTTCAATGCTGTTCCTGAAAGCTACTTTCAACGTCACAAGCCCGAGTTTCTAGACATGATGCTGTCAGCATATCTGAGTAACCTGTTGCGAGTGAGAATCACCATGCGTGGTCCTCCGCAAAACAGCAAAAACAGTTAGGAGTGAAAAGAATGGTCAACACCACACCTGTGCTAGGCCGAAACGGCAGCATAACCATCAGCGGAACAGAAGTCGGCTACGTGAAAGGCGTCACATTCGACCTGGAAGCAGAAGTAATCAAAGAATACAAATTCACCAGCGATCTACCCGTCGTCCTAGAGAGTGGGAACAAGAGCTTCAAATTCAAATTCGAGAAAATGTACATCGACACCACTTACGCGACCATGGTTCTCAACGGCACAAAAGTCACAATTCTCCTAGGGCCTGCAAACAGCACCCCAACGGGACAGCCAAAGTACACTCTGACGAATGCGATCATCTTCCATCACGGATTCCGAGACGAACAAGACGGCATAGTCATCGAAGAAGGCTCAGGCGAAGCATCAAGCCTCACGATCGGAACTTACTAGGAGCCCCAGCAAATGTCTAAGAGCCCTGCAGAAAAGGGTCGCGAACTCTTCGAGAAACAAGACGCAGCTGATCGAGAAGAGGCAAAGAAATTCGACCCAAAGAAGATCCTTGAGAGAGCTAATGAAATCAAGAATGTGAACGACCCGGTTCTAGGCGAAGTCAAATACACGATCCTGACAACTGGAGACCTCTTCAAACTCGACAAAATCGCTGAAAAGGAGGAAAGGGCTCGTATGACCATTTTTCTGCTTCTGCACAAGGCCTATCCGAACCTGAAGAAAGAGGACATTGACGATTTTCCGGCTGAAGTGACAACACGACTCTGCGAGCTCATAGCTGATCCTGACAATTTTTTCCAGATTCCACAATTATCGAAAACTGGGTCAGAGTCAACCAAGACGCGCAGCTCATTGGCTTCATAGCCCACGAATTCGGCTACGCTCTAGACTACATCGAATCGCTGAGCCCGTTCCAATTCGAGTTTCTCGTGAGCTGGACATCTTGGTGGTACCGCATGCTGAGGAAGCGTTAGCGTGAGTACTGAAATCAACATTCTCTTACGTGCCGTCGACAAGGCAAGCGATGTTATTCAAGGCGTTGCTAGCAAGACTGACAGAAGTCTCAGCCAAGTCGAAAAAGCCAACCAGAAAGTCCAGAAAACCTCGAAAGACGTTGCCCTCGCATTCAACAATGTTGCCACAAGCGGCTTCGCATTGTACAACGCCGTCGACCGTGTCATGGACATGCAAGTCCAAGTTGACAAAGCGAACCTTGCCGTGAAAACGAGCCTCAACGCCGTGGAAGATGCACAGACCCGTTACAACACGGCAGTCAACAAATACGGAGCCGAAAGTGAACAGGCCCAAGCAGCAGCGAAAGACCTACAGCTTGCTCAAGAACGTTACCAAGTCGCTTGTGAACGTGCCGACATGATACAGGGAAACCTGAACGAAGCCATGATCCAGTCTGCACTCACCGTCATCCCAAGCCTCATCACCATGATAACGAGCATATCAACGCTGACACAAGGCTGGACAGCCGTAACGCAAGGCGTGAGTGGAGCTCTGAACTTCCTTGCAGCAAACCCCATCGTTCTGGTCGTCGCCGGAATAGCTGCACTCGTCGCAGGGCTCGTTTGGGCGTACCAGAACTGCGAGCCCTTCAGAAATGCCATAAACGCGATCGCAAGCGTGCTGGGAGGAGCCCTAAGCATTGCTATCAGCGCCGTGTATGGGGCTCTGAAATGGCTCTGGGACACCGTTCTCGTGCCCCTCGGACAATTCATCGTTTCCGTGTTTGCTGCATACTGGCAAGGGCTCGTCCTAGTCTGGACAAACTACGTTTTGCCCGCCGTCAACGCCGTCAAAGGAGCCCTAGAATGGTTCTGGAACAACATCCTCGTCCCATTAGGCAACTACGTTGGAGGCGCGTTGCTTGCCGCTTGGAATGCTTTTGCAGGCGGAATCAGTTGGGCCTACAACAACCTCATCAAACCTGTAATTGACGCAATCTCTTGGGCCTACAATAACATTTTGAAGCCGATTGGAGACTTTTTCGGGGGCATAGGCAAAGGAATCAGCGACTGGTGGGGAGGCGTCACCGGAGGAATAGGCAGCTGGTGGTCCGGGATCATGGGAGGAGAAAGCAGCCAGCCAAGTATTAGAATTCCAGGAGCTCAACACGGAGGCATCGTGACAAGACCGACTTTGCTGTGGGCAGGCGAAGCAGGACCTGAAGCCATAGTTCCCTTAAGCAGAGGCTTCGGCTCAGTCAACGTCACCATCAACATTGAAGGCTCAGCGGACAAGGCAACCGCAGAACTCGCTGCAAAACTGGTGGCTCAGAAGTTGAGAAGTGTCATCGTTGAGGCCACAAGCAGTAGTGCACCTTCGACCATGAGGCGCATCAGAGACCAAAGCATGGTGTTCTAAGATGCTGCTAAGCGAACAAGTAAGAACAGTGGCCAAAGAAGAATATTTGGTCAATGATACAACGCAGTATGAGAGCACTCATGAAAACATCCATAACTGGCAGAACCGAGTCACCAAACAAATCACTCTCTCAGAAGCCAAGCTCATCTACGTCAAGTGGAATTCCATAATATCCAATGGTCAAGGCGCAACCCGAGCCCTAATCGGCTCCACACCCTTGGCATCTTCAGGCTACCAGACAGGATACGCAAATCTCGACAGGGAAGCCTTCGCGTTTCTCGCTGCAGGCACGTACACAATCGCCTTTCAATCTACGTATTGGAAAGGCGGAACCGGCGGCTACGTTGCCGTGAAAAACATCATCATCGGAGCCTTTGTCTTTTCAGACTTGGACTCGAGAACTTATGACAGCGGTGACGTTTCGGCTCCTGCAAGTCAGACTACCACGGTTCTGAACCAGAATTTCACAACTCCTTCTGCGAGAAAACTCGCAGTGGGCACCATAAACAAGTACACGGTGCTCATCTACGTTTACCTCACAAACACGACCGACCGCTCAGACTCTCCCAAAAACGCAGGCGAGAGCGACGATGCCACGAAGCTTAACTGGAAGCTTTTCTGGGGTGCAAGCCAAGCCTCTTGGACTGACCGAGCCAACGACTGGGGGGCAATCACTGACAACAATGGCTACGGAATCGGGGCCTATGCACGATACTCCGCCGCACTCAACCCCGCCACTCAATACAACCTGGTCATCAAGGTTTCAAACACGATAGCAGCGTCAAGAACAGTCCGCGTCTATGCCACTGTCATCATCTGCCCATGGATCATCCCTTACAGCGAGTACATTCCTGTCAACATGGATTTTCCGCAGGGCTCAACCATGTACGTGGTTCTTGAGCCTCTCAACCTGAACCCGACTATGAATCTCAAGCTTGGAAGGGTTCGAGGAGTGAGTTTCGGAGACTCAACTGACTTTTACAGCACAAGCAGTGGAACAGGGATTCAAAGTTGGAGCTACACTTTCGAAACTGTGGAAGTTTCAAACTGTTTGCTCAACATCAGCGGAGAAGGCGGCTGCATAAGCATTTTGGCAGTTGACGTGAGATGATAAGGCTCAAGCAGGTTCAAACCAGTCTTGGAGATGCGTATCTCACTTTCGAGTACGACAAGGAAAGCGTCGTCAACACTATAACGATCAACAAGCAAGACATCGTTGACCGCTTGAAGACCGTGAAGCAAAATCTCGGACGACCATTAACCCTTCAGGACGCAAAGCTCGTCATAATCAGACTCATCAACGAGCTGAGAGAAGGCAAGACCCCATTGTCTGAGGACTTTGACTACAGCCAGTTCATCGGAGTCGACATCGAGACATGACCATTACTCTTGACGGCAAAACGTTGAACGTTCTTTCATTCGGCGAAAGCATCGAAGTCGCCGGGACCCAATGGGATGCTTGGGTAAATCAAGGCTACGATAGGAAAGTGAAAGTTTACGGCATTATCCGCAAATGGACGCTTGAATGTGTCGAAGACAGCGTAACATGGACGAACAGCCTTGTCAACTACTTCGAGACCATTGCTCAAAACGGGTCAGCGGTTGCATTTACAAGTGATGAATCGCTCAGAGAGATCACCAGCACAAGCGTGTACGTTTTGGGCGTCGAGCTTGGCTTAAGTGATCTGGGTGGGAAGAACATCAGAAAATTCACGTTGACATTACAGGAAGCCTAGGTTGTGAGAAGATTGGCTGAAGTTGAGATTTTGAGAGATTGGGGAAGAGAAGCAGTACTGCGGAAGAAGTGGATGCAGATGTGGGAGAGGCTTGGGGCTCGCATACTGAAGTTTCCAAAGTGGCTTCAGGTGATCATCCTGCAGGATGTCAACGTTGCTATCGAGAACAGGATAGCCACGATGGAAATGATCTGCCAAGCCAAGAAAAGCCAT